TCTTGCGAGCCTACCCAATCGGGTGTGTCTTGTACGAGTTTCAACGTACATATCCTTAGAGAAATCGCGTTTCCCTGTTCGTTATTTGCCATTTGTAAAGATGGCTTGGAGTGTTGCAGAACACTCCCTTAGCACGAGGTCTTTCCCGTGCACTAGTACCCTTCGTTCGAAGGGTAAATGTTCCTGTGAGGCAACTCACCGGGAACTATTTGACTTCTGTAAGGAAGTCTTAGCCCCTTGTATTGCAAGGGACGATCCTGTCCCACAGATCAAAGTCTGTTGGGATGCTGAAAACCTGTGGGAGTCTAAACTCTCACGGGAGATAACTGGGCTCGATAAACGAGTCCATTTCAACGAGTTGCCATCTATATGGCATGCTCAAAAAGTCCTCTATGAGGGGACATATTGGTTCCGGAGATTAATCCGGAAAGATTCCACTGCGAGGTGGAATCCAAATGGCGTGGCAGTTTTACGACTGCTCGCTGGACTCAGGTCCTTCTCAGGGCCTGAAGGTGTTCACAATCTTGTGAACTATAAAGTATCCCGTTCAGGGGTACACAAGCTAAGGTCAATCTTAGCTACCGTTGACGGGCTGGTCATGCAGCTCGTCCTTGGCTTCCCAACTTGGGAAGTTATTCTGGATTGGTCCAGAATTGATCAGATAATTAACTGTCTGATATGTCAGCTTTTGCCTGACTACTTCCGGGATGAAATCCCGGAGAATCCTTCTGCTTACGAGAAGGTTAAGAAATTGCGTAAAGCAATTAAAGAACAGGGTTTTAACCCTGTAGGGAACATTAGTTCCATTGACATCCCGCGAGAGATGTCTTTCTTGAAAATCATCACTGATTTCATGAGCGATAGGAAAACTCCTATCGATATGTATCGGGTCGCGCTTTTAAGCCAGACCCGTGCCTCTGGGGTTCCCCCCAGATCTGTCTACCTGAAGACTCTTCAGGAGATTAAGGTGATTCTTACTGAACCACCGGATCCGTCCGTTTACGAACGGATGAAAGTCTATATCGCAGATGGTATAGACATGATCCACCAAGAAGTGGTGGAATCAATAGGTTCAGAGTCATCCTCTGAACGTTTCTGGTCTGTTGTCATTAACAAGGCCAAAATATCGCTAAGCGATAGTGGTGAGTTCTTCACGAATTCATCTTCAGGCGGGAAGCTCGAGGCTGCCCGTCAAATTCTGCGTGCAAATGCAGAGATACCAGAGTTAAATCTGGAGACTGGTCTTCCGTCAGGGAAGATCTTACGGCCTGGAGAAAATGGAACGGGAGAATGCCTGTTCCACTGGGCCTGTGGACAGTTTGTCGATCGACAAACTGTATATGACAGAAATGTAATGTCTGTCCGAGTTTCCCTAGTTGCTGAACTAGGGAAGTACCGTGCGATAACAGTATCGCACCTTGCGCACGCCATGCTATTGCATGTGATGTCGCATATACTGCTAGAATACCTAGCAGTAATTCCGTCGTCTCGATCAGGTGTCGGGGCGGCTAATCATGCTTGGAATTTCTTCAAGCGGCTTTCGCACAAGAATCCTGCTGCGAATTTTATCTTTGGTGACAAAGATATATTCTTGTTCTCCACAGATTGGGAACAAGCTACAAACTACTGTGATCACACAGTAGCACAGGCGATGATAAATCGCCTAGCCTACAATGTTGGTATGCCAACATGGTATAGGCAAACCTCGATGTTTGCCCTATGTGCTCCTCGACAAGTCGAGGAGCTAGATGAGGATAAAGTCCTCAGTCGCTACTTCACTACACGTGGAGAGCTTATGGGTGACCCTGTTGTTAAGGTCATCCTACACTGCTACCATTTGGTAGCTAGATATTCTGCCCAAAGGCAGATTAGGTTGCTTCGCAACCCCTAACCCACAAAGTGGGTTCCATTGCTCTGTAAAGAGCAAAACCGCGTTTAGCGGCCACACCTTCTCACGGAAGTGAGATGTCCCTTATTAGGGAATCGTCAACCGAAAGGTGGAGCCACACGGCTTT